TTTACCAGCAGCAGCAGCAACAAGATTAGAAACAGCCATTAGGAAATCTCCGTTCCAAACGCGGAAAAAGACAAGTTAGCAGTAGAAGCATATACAGTAATAACATCAGTATTAGCAAGAGTAATTCCAATAGTTAACATTGTACTATTATTAGCTGTAATAGAAGTATCGTAAGCAATATAATGTTGAGCAGCCAATGTAGCGCCTGCCGGACGGACAGCAATACGAAACGTAGCAGCTGACGTTGCTTGATTACATACGGCAATAGTAGAAACAACAGCACCGCTAGCAGAACCGCAAGTATATAATGCAGTAGCAGTAGTTGCTGAAGGGTTAGATTGTGCAAGAACTTTATAGGTATTCGCCATTAGTTACGCTCCCATTAAAAGAAAGATATTAGGTAGTGGATCGGTATTAACAACAGCCCACTTTACACCAGCGGTCTGCGTACTATCTGCCGTAAGTACAGTATTATTTGCACCCACAGTTACTTTTGCTGCAGTATCTGCTGCACTAGCAGCAATGATGTCGCCTTTGGCATCAAGGATATTGAAACCATTAGCGGTAGTTCTGGATCTGGTCATTAGTATGCTCCCATAATGTTCATTAATTCAATATCCCTATCGTAACCATTAGCATCAGTACTAGTATGAGCAACAGAAGTAATCTTGGTCAAACCAGCAATTGTAGAAATAGTAGCACCAGATGTAAACACGGTTGTGCCAACAGTTGGAGCAGAGTAACCAGACACGGCAGCCCACTGCAAACCAACAGATGAAGTGGAGGCTGCCTGCAAGAAGTAACCATCAGTACCTACCGGCAAGTTGGCTGGAGTTTGCGCTGCTGAAGCAGTAACAATACTACCCTTTGCAGACAAAGTAGATTTATTGATAGCAGTACTTACATCATAAGGCGTGAACGTAATAATCTCAAGTATGTCAGAAACAGCAAGAGCCGTAAGGGAAGCAATTGTACTACCATCGGTAGCCGTATAGTCAGCGCCACGAGCAAGAAGAACACCGTTTAAATATACTTGTTCTTTACCAACAAGATAAGAAAGAGTAAGACTGTTATCATCCAAACCAGACTTGCTAGTTTCACCACCAGTAGCAGTATACTTATACCGGAATATGTCAGCAGTAGAAGAGATAGACCCCCAAGCTGAACCCGTCCACGAATACATAGCATTTGTGGTAGTATTCCAATACAATGCACCAGTTGCAAGAGCACCACCCTGATTGTTTAATGTTGGGGCAGAAGACTTAGCACCAAGATATTTTTGATCAAGACTAGTGTAAGACGATGCTGAACTTGTTGCACTGGTAGCGGAACTTGAAGCGCTAGTAGCCGCGCTTGAAGCGCTAGTAGCGGCACCAGACGCGCTGGTTGCAGCACTAGAAGCACTGGTGGAAGCAGAGTTGGCGCTAGTCAACGCATTGCTAGCATACGTAGAAGCATTCGACGCCGACGTCGCAGCGCTCGAGGCTGACGTAGCAGCCGAAGAAGCCGAAGTAGAAGCACTGCTAGCGGAAGTAGCAGCAGCCGATGCGCTAGCTGCAGCATTGCTTGCTTGCGTAGAAGCAGTTGTTGCAGAGTTCGAAGCAGTAGTTGCCGAAGCTGCAGCAGACGACGCCGATGTTGCTGCAGAAGAAGCAGACGTTGCTGCAGATGTAGCACTAGTTAAAGCGCTAGCTGCTGATGTTGTTGCCGTGGCAGCAGAGTTAGTTGCAGTTGTGGCAGATGCTGCAGCACTAGATGCAGACGTTGCTGCGGAACTAGCCGAAGTAGCGGCGCTAGAGGCACTAGTAGCAGCAGCGGTTTGCGAAGATGAAGCAGCGGTAGCGGATGCGCTCGCAGATGAAGCTGAGGTTGCAGCAGAAGATGCTGATGTGGCTGCGCTACTTGCACTAGTTGCAGCGCTAGCAGCACTGGTTGCTGCAGCTGCTACCTGAGAACTTGCGCCAGTATCCACATAATTTTTTGTTGCAGCATCTTGGGCATTAGTAGGATCTCCCATACCAGTGATCTTGCTGGTACCCATAGCAATAGCACCAGTCATAGTGCCACCAGCTAAAGGTAACTTAGTTGCAAGAGCGGTGGTGATGGTTGTTGAATAATTAGCATCATTACCAATCGCAGCAGCCAACTCATTTAATTGGTTTAATGTGCTAGGTGCGCCGTTAACAAGAGAAGAAATTTGAGTGTCAACATAGTTTTTAGTTGCCGCGTCCTGAGCACCAGTTGGGTCAACAACACTGGTTAATTTATTTGTGTTGAGTGACACACTTGTTGTGGGAGCAGCCATTTGATCAAGACGAGAAGTACGAACTTGAGTATCAAAGTTTGAAATAGTGGAAGCAAGTTGTGTGCCAGTGTGATTAGCGCGAGCCAAAGGATCAGTAGCAAGTTTGCTTAAAGCAATAGCTGCTGATGCATTAATGTCTGCGTTAACAATAGTTCCATCAAGGATCATTGTGCTAGTAACAGTACCCGTGTCAGCCTGCGTAACAGCAGTACCAGCAATTTTAGTTGCAGCAATAGCAGCACTATTACTAATGTCCGTATTGGTAATAGTGTTGTTAGCAATCATAGTGCCAGTAACGGTACCAGTGTCTGCTTGTGTTACTGCAGTGCCAAGAATCTTAGAGGGAGCAATAGCAGCACCAGATGCAATGTTAGTGTCAGCAATGTTGGTTATAGTATTGCTAGTAGCATCAATAGTTTTGTTGGTAAGAGTAGATGTTGATGCGGTGCCAACCACAACACCATCAGTAGAACCGAGACCGTGAAGAGAGTGAGTACCAGTACCATCATTGTAAGCACCAGTAGCTTCAATGTGAAGGTTAGCTTCACGAAGGTCACGACCAATCTCCATATGTCGAACAATTGCACCAGCCGAGTGATCTTGTGCAGTCGATCCATCTTGCGCACGAACAACAATAAGGTTAGGACTGCTGACTGAAGTTACGTCAACAATTTCTTCAAGCGAAGTATCCGGATCAATAACAACAGTAAACGTCTGACCGGCAGACACGGTGATACCACCAAGCAAAGTGGTTGTAGAAACCACAGGGATGGAAGAGGCACCCGAGGTGACAGCACTAGTCAATGTAGTTTGCTGTGACCGAGAGGAATATTTGCGAGTGGTCATTTATTCACCTATCGAGAATAGTGGACGCGGACTGGGTATTGTTGCTTTTGCTTTAACGATTCTTCTTGAAGACGTTGCTGATACAAAGAATACAATTGCTTAGTAATGTTAACACCAGTACCGTAAGGGCGTTTAGTATCAATTTCATCAGAAGCAGGAGAAGTGATAGACACACGAGCGGGATCAATGTATGAAGACAAACGGTAGCTGGCACCATACACAATAACATCACGCATTGATGAAGGCAAACCAGTGACAGCCTCAAAGTCATCAGACATATTAGTCATTTGAGAAGGGAGCTTAGCGTAAATAACATTCACTGTGCGACCAGGAAGAATGTTATCATACAACGAAACTGTTTTACCAGTAGTAGCATATGATGATCCGCCCACAAGGGCAAGAGCATCCCAACGCCATTGACGTACCGGTAACCATTCACGGGTAGGCCCGACTGTTTGCCACGTCATAGAAAGAATCTGGATAGCCTCAGCGGGAATATCGTATGTGGTGCGCGAGGCAAGGAAATTAAAAGTAGAACGACCGGTAGCAAACACAGTCGGATACACTTGATTAAGAGTATCGTTAATAGCACGCTTCACTGCAACGCGAGGAAACGTAGGAGTGATAGTTACCTTTGTACCGCTAGGGTACCCGGCGGGGTCAGCAACGCTAGCATTATATGAACGACCATATGGTGAGATGGTTACAGTGTTTGCTTGGCGATCATACGAATCAACCCACAACATTTCGTCATTGATCTCAATGATACCTTTACCAATATTATCGGTAGAAGCAACGTGAATAACAAGATCACCAGAAGTACAAGGTTGTGTCAAATATGTGGCACGATCTTGACGGTACGTGAAACCCTGCAAATCAAGTTGAATATCATCAATAAGATTATTTAAAGTAGTCATCAGGAAGCAATGGTCCTTAATGCGGTAACCGCTTCAACAATTTTGCTAGGGTCAGATGGCGGGCTAACAATGCCAGCAAGTTCATTACAGATAGTGTTCATTTCACGGTAAGCATTCGGCTTACGTGTAGCACTAGCTTTATGATTCAAAGCAGCAATGATTCCTTCGCCTTTAGTGCCGGCCCATTTATTTACAGCACCCTGAACATCGAGGTATTTATCGTAAGTGGGGTACTCTCCACCGTTGGCAAGACGATTCACTTCATCAATGATAGTAGAACCTGGGCGACCATACAGAGTATAACTTGTACTATTGTAAGTAGCCGTACCGTAGGTAGTCATTACCACTTCACCTTATCTGCCCAGTAAGCTGCACTCATTTTGCCTTTAGAAATATTACTAGCGTGACGTGCCTTAAAAGATTCACGACGCTTGCGGTAAGCCTCAGACTCGCCAGCTTTCTTTGGCGAGCCTGAGACCCCCTGCTGCCCGAACCGGATTGTTTTCACTTGGTCACCAGACTTAGCCACAACAATGTGCGACTTAGTGGGATGGCTTGGCGTACGCCTGGGTTGGTTAAAACCAGAAACACCAGCACGTTTCAATCTTGGATCAGGCTTATTCATTTACTTAACCTTTACTTATAAATTGGTTTTATGTTAACGCCAGCTTTACCATTAATACCGCCAGCGTTTCGAACGCGAGCAGATTCTATCATTGCGGTCCTAAGTTGTTTTGTAATTTTAGGATTATTTTCCGTAGCCAGTGGATTACGAATAACTTTAACGGTGCTACTAATTTTTGCCACATTGCTCGGCCCCGCTTGAGCAGCAGTTACTTTAGCACCGGTACGAGCACCACTACCAATACCTGCTCCACCACCAGTACTATCGGGTCTATCTAATCTAGCCATTACTTACCCTTTACTTTCTTTAAATTAGGGTTCTTCTTCTTTGCAGCAGGCGAAGCAGCGCGAGCACCAGCAGCAAGAATAGCCCCAGCATTCTTCATAGGAATACCTTGCTTCTTAGCAATCTGCTTTTGAGCAGCGGCAAAACCCATACCCTTAGCCATCACTCACCACCAGCTTTAGGCAAACCCTTAACACCCTTAACGATCTTACCTTGCTTATTGTAAGAGTAAGCATCCTTACCGAACATACCGGTCTTCCAACCAGAAGTATAAGAATTTACAGGGTTTTTGATTTGCGAAGTAGCGGTAGGGGTCGGCATAGGCTTTGCAGGATTTTGTGCTGCATTAGACTTGCGTACAGGCGGAGTCGGAATCCCCGGAGTGGGAATACGATTCGGCATTAGAACTTGCCGCCACCAGTAACAGGTTGAGTGTAGATACCTTCAATAACCTGAGAAGGACCACGCCCACCCTTGCCTTGAAATGGTTCGGCATAGTTGACACCCGCAGGTGCAACGCCACCCTTGAAGTCACCCGAGTTCACTGAAGAGTAATCAACAGCTGCACTACGAGTCTTGGGAGACATCATTGACTTGTCTGACATTATTTTTCTCCTTTACCATATGGTGCTGGAACATTGAATCCAGCAATCTGTGCAGCTTTTCCTTTAGGCACAGAATTATTAATTGAACCACCAATGCTAGCGCCATTCTTGACGCCACCGGAATCATTAGCACTGGTTCTTACATAGGCATCAATAGTTACCGGCTTATCGGCACACCCGCATTGAGTACACATACTACTTGCCCTTCTTCATTCTAGCAGCAAGAGCCTTGTCCATCTTAAGATCAGCCTTAGCTGAAGGCTTCTTGGCATCCATCTTCACATCGGCCTTCTTGAACGCAGCCTTCTGCTTAGGGGACATACCCTTCATCACCTTGACATCTTGCTTCTTATCTGACATTTTAGCCATTATAATATTCCTTTGTTAGCTGCGCCACCATCGTATGGCTTACCGTATTTATTACTTAACTCGACAGCCTTACGGATATCTTTCGAACGTGTCGAGTCTGGCTGAATACCCTGCGCTCTTGCCGCCTTGTAATCAGACAACTCTCTATCCCACTGCTTCTGTGTTTGACCACCCGAAACAATGGAGCCCTTAGCATCACCAGCATTCAACTGCAGTGTGCCGACCTTGCACCCAAAACAACCCTCAACAAACTCAGGATGTTTTGTCGTCCTATGCAAACTCATATCACTCCGATATAATGTTATCTCCATACCCAGCTTTAATAAGTTCCGTCCGCTGAATATCGGTAATTGGATTCTTGTAACCGCCCGTAAACACCCACTCTGCAGCACGAGTCTGATCCTCCGTAGGGAAACGGATCTCAGACCACACACCTTGAGTACGCATTACTGTAATACCACGAGTCAACCTGTAGCGGATAAACAAACGCCCACCACCAGCAGGTCCCTCACTAATTGTTGGAGGAAGAAAGTAGTATGCCATAATGTCTCCTTAATGGTTACCTCACAGATCGGCAGGGGCTTTTGACCCCTGCCTCACTGTCAAGCAACTATTATACGTAGTCGATTGAAGAGGTAGACTCTACGCGGTAGAGAGCCTCGTCACGGTAGATGTTCCAACCGCCGACGCCGTACCATCCAAGTGGACGGTGACGCATCAACTTGTCAACGACTGGGCCGATGACAACGTGGAACTCTTCGGCGATAGCTTCGGCGAGAGCTTGTTGTCCAGCAAAGTAGGTGTTGAACACCTTGGTTACTGGAACAATTACAATGGTTGCACCTGAGGTGACGCCAGCAGAAGTCACTGGGGTGTCAATTGTGACCGTGAGTCCAACTGTGTCAATAGCGGTAACGGTGGTGGTTGACGTCACAAGACCCGTGCCCGTGAGGCGGTCGCCGACAGCGATGCCGGAAACAGCAGCAAGTGCAAGGGTCGTTGCGCCAGAAGCTGCAGCAGCAGTCGTCGTGGTGCTTGACGTGGTTTGGGTTGCGCCGGTCTTTGTCTGGAACATACGTGGTGACTCTACATAGAAAGCACCTTCGTAAGTTCCAATTTCACCGCCCCAGATTTCGTCATTGGATTGGTATTCGTGTGGTTGACGCCACGATCCAACACCGGTTTCGGCGCGGAGATCGTGAGCAACCTCGGGGTGAATACCTGCCCAGTAAAGGTTGCCCTTGCGTGGGATAGCCTTGTTTGAGCGAAGCTTTGCAACAGCCTTACGTGCAGCAGCCGAGTTGAAAACATCGGAGCTGGTGAGGGTTGCTGTCGAAGTGCGAGCACCTTGACGGATAACGTTCGTGCCTTGAGCAAGAACGTTTTGTGCAACAGTGTCAATCGAGTCAGCCATATTGAATGCGATGATGTTAGCGATAGCTGGATCAACGTCAGCAAGGCTGAAGAGTTCGAGTGCACGAGTTACGAGAACTGCGTTACCATACTCAGCAAGAGTAATGGTGGTGTAGGTTGGGGTAGCCAGTGCTACTGCATCTGGATCGACAGTCTCAGTAAGAGTTGCGGTCTTTTGAGTAAGGTCGACGTAGCGTTGCAATACAACTGAGGAGCCCGGGATGCTCTGACGAGCTGGGGTCTTATCTGCAACATTGCGGATAAGGGGCATAGCGCGGAGCTGGAATTCAATGAGACGATCGTACGCCTTTTGAACAAGACCAGCTGAACCAAGGGTACCACCGAGAGAGGTAGAACCAGTATTGGTATATGCGTTTCCTGCCATTTTGCACCTCCTAAAAGGTTGTTAGAATCGGTTGATTAAAAATTGCCGGAGTGAATCATATCAATAATGTCCTGAGCGGACGTAGCATTATTGATACGAGACATAGCATCTTCGGCACGATCTGGCGTAATTGCCGACTGCGTAACAATGTCCTGCTGACGCAATGCAGCACGGTCAATGTTATTGGAGGCATCCTCCTGAGGCTCACGCTGTAACCCAAACAGATCTCCGTTATCATCGAGCCAGTGCGATACTGACTCCTCGTTAACGTCATCAAGATCCTTTAGGACAAGGCGGGCTGCCTTAGGATTAACGCCCTTTTGTTCTAGGACTTCTTTAACGACACGCTCACGTTGCGCTTTAGACAAGTTATCAAGTTGTTCTGTAAGTTCCTTGATTCGCTTCTCATCGGCTCTCTTAGCTTTGCGAAGTTTCTTCACAAGATCAGAACCATCATTCGCCGGAGTCGAATCCTCATCGAGTTCGAAATCGTCTTCGTCGTCCCAGTAGTTGTTGCTCATAGCAACCGTTCTCCCTATCTGTTAGTTGTATCGCAGACCACAATATGAAACAGGGGTGATTCATATTGGCTTCTACTACCAGTCTATTACACCGTACGGGGCTGGCCGATCCGTATCGGGATTCTAGAATTGACCTTGGATACTCTTACCCAAAGGATTAGCCTGTTGATCGACACCGCTCCGACCACCAAACTGTGCTTCTTCCAAAGCTTTAAGTTGGTCTTTCTTACGTTTTGCTGAAGCAAGACCAACAACATCAGCATTAATAATATCTTCTTGACCAAAACTAGCACCAGTTTGTTTACCATAAACGTTACCAAGTTTTTGATACGTAGGTAACTCTTCGGCAGCAGTCTCAAAACCACCAGAAATAATACCCTGCGACTTACCAAGAGCAGCAATCTGTGCAGCGTTCTGTTCAGTAAGAGCAAGGTTTTGCATAGCAGCAGCACCACCAATGGTAGCAGTAGCAACTTTACGCTG